GCTTTTTCCACGTCCTGAAGTTCCACTCCGGTCACGGATTCCTTTCCGTCTGCGTATCCGTTCTTGTAGACGTCTGTCAGAAAGTCCTCCATCTGCTGATGGTCGTATCTCTTGATGTCTTTGTATTTGGTGCGGTTGATCATGTATTTATCTTTGGCTCTTTTCATATTCTTCCACCTCTCTGATTGCTTCCTCTGGCCAGCAGACGAACACTGCGGTTCCGCCTGCGGCCTGGATCATCCTGGCTGTCTGCTCCTGCAGTTTGGATCTGATTCCGACGACTGGACGCTTGACCTCAAATCCGAAGTAGTGACCGTCCTTTATGAACATGACGTCCGGGATGCCTGCCTGGCTGTATGCTCCCTGGGAGATCTTGGCCACGAAGGCGTCCGGATATCGCTTCTTCAGAGCTTCCTTGATTTTCGTCTGATAGTATCCTTCCTTCTTGATCAGCTTCCGAAGCTCAGCCAGCGCCTGCTTCTTAGTGCTTATCTGCTTTCTTTCCATGAAGGAACGCATGAATTCGTTTTCGTCGAAGTCCTTTTCGTATTTCTCTAGCACGCTTCTTTTCCTCCTTTTCGGCCATCATCTTTCTGATGGCCTCGATCTGCTCTTTGTCGTCTCTTTCTGTGTTCATGGCTGCCCTCCTGTTAGATAGGCTCTGCCTCTGCGAATTCTTCCGGATCCTGCGCTGCCGGTTCCGTTCCGAGGTAGATGTCTTCCGGTTTCTTATTTCCGGTGTTGGTCTCCAGGTAGCTTGTGGCCATCTGGTCTGCCATGTGCGTGAATAATACCAGCGGGTATTTCTCTGCGGCCTGGCAGTATGTCTGGATGATATTGGCCTCGCTCATTCCCATGTGCCATCTGATCGCATATCGTTCCTCCATGGTCAGGTGGATGAACTCTGACG